TAGGCGCCCCTCACGAGGACAATTGTCCTCAGTATATAGAAACGTGTGGGAGCTAACCCACACTGGGCTAGCTCCCTATCTCGGTATAACCGAGACTTTCTATACTCTCCCATCCGCGTGTCAATCTGATGCGCGGACGACTCTGGACCCCTGATTTCCACTTTGTCTGTGGGTCAGGTGCTTCAACGAAATATTGAAGCGCCGCAGAGTAGCCTTCCGTATTCCGCTTCGGATTGGTTACCTTGATTTTGGTAACCAAAACTTCGCGGTAGTGGAGGTGTTTGTTCCATCGCTCCTTTAATGGGAGGTCTGGGCCACACACCGACACTAAACCGAAGGCGCCACAATCGTACCCAACCACTGGAATTTTCCAGTAGTTAACTGTCTCCTGCAGAACAGCAGAAGCGCGCCAAAAACCTTTTTTATAAAAGTTATTGGAGCACTCAACTGTTGACAGAATGGATTGTGGTTTAGATTGTTCTGGAACCTGCAAGACATACGCGGGTGTCACATCGACACCATCGTATGCTTCCATTCCACACGACTCCCGGAATTTTCCATTCCGGTGTGTCTTGGACTGGTTCACCTCAAAACTGAGGTGAGACAATAATAGTTCCAGAACATTCCCAGAGTCCGAAGGGATGATAATATCATCCCCGAAGACTCGGACCTCCCTGCTGATATCACGAACAGCCTTGTTCGTAAAACGTACTTTGCGAGCCGTTAAAACGGACGCGATTACGATTACGAGAAAGCCAATCGTCTCAACAGGGAAGGTGCATGCCGAACCCATCGTCGTATACTTCCTCAACTTTAAGGAAGTAGGATGATGTTTTGAGATGGATTGCTCCATTTCAGGGGTTCTAGCGGCAATGAGGCCAGAGAGAAGTGACGGGTTACCCCGAAACAATCTCTCTACAAACCTACACGACACTCGATCACTAGCAGCTGATAAATCAACTGTCCAGTGAGAAGAGAGTCGTGAGGCGCGTTGAGCTAGATCTTGGTTTCCACCTTGATCTCTAAAAGAGATCGAGTTAGATAACCAGGACTTTCTCACGCCTCGTTCGAGGAACTTCCAAAGAATCTGCTCACACCATTGGTGTGAAGTAGGTTCACAAGCTATGAGCCTAGGACCTTTTTGGGTCTTAGGAACACAGACTAACTTGGAAGAAGGATGGACGTTCTTATATCCACCCTCGTCTAGCCAGTGGTCATAGTTTGCGAAAGCAAATTCTGACTGTGGGAAGACAACCTCTAGTCGCTCAGACCAAGAAGGAAATACATATTTGTATTCCCCTCCTTTAAGGTCTGAAACTGCACCAGGGCCATGCTTAGGCATATGATCACGAGGATTAAAATCCCCAAGATCATAAGAGACCATGTCCGCAACTTGTTGGACATTGTCTAATGCTCTTCGAGCACTTGCTCTGACTCTATCGAGTCTGGGTAAGTGATCGTCCCCGACGTCTGGGCAGCCCACTCCAAGTTGGAGCAGGCTGTTACAATCATAAGTATCA